TTGGAAAAAATTAATATCACTTTAGAAGCAGCTAGAGTTAATGCAGGCTACACGCAAGAGCAAGCTGCTTCTAATTTAGGAGTTTCAAGATCTACTATAATTAACTGGGAAAACGGAAAAACCATCCCTGGAATTCCTTCAATGCATAAAATGTCACAATTATACGGAATCCCTTTGGATTGTATTTTTTTACCTTGTTACTCTACTAATAGTAGAATTAAAATCAAAGAAGGAGAATCAAAATGAATGAATTACAAGTATTTAAAAATCAAGAGTTCGGACAAGTAAGAACTCTAACTCTTAATGATGAACCTTGGTTTGTTGGCAAGGATGTGGCGCTAGCGTTGGGGTATGGTAAAGGAAAATCTCTCGCTAACGCTGTTGCAAATCATGTTAGTGAAGACGATAAAGGGGTCACTGAATTGATGACCCCTGGTGGAAAGCAGAATATGACAATCATCAATGAATCTGGTCTTTATGCTTTAATCTTCGGAAGTAAATTGGAGTCTGCTCAGAAGTTCAAACGTTGGGTAACATCTGAGGTGTTGCCAGCATTAAGAAAAACAGGGCAGTACCAAGTGAAGGAACTAAGCGGACAGGAATTAATGGCTAAGGCATTAATTGAGGCTCAAAGTGTTCTAGCTGCTAAGGATAAAGTAATCGAGGAGATGAAGCCAAAAGCATTATTTGCTGATGCAGTAGCAACTAGCCATACATCTATCCTCGTTGGTGAACTTGCAAAGATTCTAAAACAGAATGGAATTGAAATGGGTCAGAAGCGTTTATTTGCATGGCTCAGAGAAAAAGGCTATCTGATCAAGCGCCAGGGCACTGATTACAACATGCCTACACAGAAGGCTATGGAACTAGGTCTCTTTGAAATCAAGGAAGGCTCTTACGTCAACGGCTCAGGTGTAAACATCACTACTAAGACACCTAAGATTACTGGCAAGGGTCAGCAGTATTTCATTAATAAGTTCCTTCAATAGGAGGTGATCATCATGGATGAATGGAGTATCAGCGTTGAGGAAGTCATGCAGATTACCCACAAAAGTAGAGACTTCATCCTAAACGCTATAGAACAGGGCGTAATGCCTGGGTCAGTAGTAAAACATGACTCAGGTAAAAGAAGTACTTACATTCCACGTAAGGCCTTCTTCGATTACATGAACAATTACTATAGAGCTCCTTCAGATAAGTTGATTGCAGCAGTGGTAGAGGAGCTCACTAAAAGAAAGACAATTGAATAAGTAGCATAGTTGCTCGTAGGCACCTAAGGCCAAAGAAGGCAAATAATATTATTGTAGAATGTCTCGTTTTCATTTTTTTGGAAACTCCCTTCGTATGTGTATCTTACATTGAATATATCAATCCTTTTTAAATAATTTGTCTGTTGATCAAATAAATGCTTTCTTTGGCGCTAAGTGCTTACGAGTAAAAGAAAAGGCACGTGCTGCGAACACGTGCCTAGATGAATAAAAAGACAACGTGGTTATTGTACCACAGAAAGAGAGGACTTTCTATGGGAAGAAGAAAACCAAGAAAGAAAATCCCGTTCTTAAAAAGAATGTGGAGAAAATACGGATTTCCTAGAATTCGTAGAACTAGAAAGTATCAAAAATTAAGAATGAAGGTGATGGGATATGAACAGATTTGAAAAAGGAATCATCATCGTATCTAATTTAATTATTTTAATCAGTTTCATTTCAGGAGTTGTAAGCGGCAATAACTGGAATTCTACAGGAATGAGAGTTCTAAGTGTTGCATCATTAAGCATGAACTTATTAGTGGTTGAGTACATGCTCGTTGTTATCAGAAATAAATAAAGGAGAAGAAAATTATGGAAAAGAAAGCATTTATTAAAGTTGAAACATTTGACGGAGGTGTTCACATTTCAAACGGTGGTACTAATTATCAAACGCTATTGATGATGTCACTTTTAATTGACGCATTTAAAAAAGGTCAATTAACAAATGAGGATGATCCAAAGAACGATACGTTCAAACAAATTGTTGAGTTTATTTGGAAGAGACCAAAAGACGCATCAAGAGCACTTATCAAAATTATCGGCATTGATAGTGATTTGGATTCTTTATTTGAAGGATTCAAGTGTGAAAAGGAGACTAACTAAATGGATAAGATTAAAATCAATTCTCTTGAATTAGAGAATGTGAAACGTATCAAAGCAGTACAGATTGAACCATCTGAAAATGGCTTAACCATCATTGGTGGTAATAACAACAACGGAAAGACTTCTGTATTGGATGCCATCACTTGGTGCTTAGGCGGCAATAAATACAAGCCATCCAAGCCAACACGAGAAGGGTCTAGCATTCCTGCAGCTTTAAAGATTGTATTGTCAAACGGAATTATAGTCGAAAGAAAAGGTAAGACAGGCGCTCTAAAGGTAACTGATCCATCAGGCCTTAAAGGAACACAAGGACTTCTTGATTCGTTCATTAATGAATTCGCACTAGATCTTCCAAAGTTCATGCAGATGAACGATAAAGATAAAAGCGCTACATTATTAAAAGTCATCGGGGTTGGTGAACAGCTCAACGAATTGGAACAGAAAGAAAAAGCTTTCTATCAGAATCGTACAGAAACAGGAAGAATCAAAGACAGAAAGAAGAAAGCATATGAAAACATGCCTGTATTTGAAGAAGCCCCAGAAGCCTTGCTAGATATCAAGGAGCTTATTGATCAGCAGCAGAAGATTCAGAAGGTTAATGCTGATAATGAAAGGATCAGACAGGAAGCAAAGAACAAAGGAATGAATGCTTCCTATCTTAAGAAGAAGCTTGATGATATCGAGAAAGAATATCTAAAGGCAAAAGAAGCATCGGAAAAAGCATTCATGGAAGCAGAAGAAGCTTCTGCTGAATTAGACAGTCTGATTGATATCGATACATCTTCAATTGAAGAACAGATTTCTTCTATTGAAGAGATCAATTCAAAGGTAAGAGCCAATTTTGAAAGAAAAAAAGCATATAAGGAATATGAAGAACTTCAGAGTGAATACGATGACTACACTGCTGCTTTAAACGATGTGAAAGAGCAGAAGGTTAAACTATTAGATAATGCTGATCTTCCTCTTGAAGGATTATCAGTAGAAGAAGGAAGACTTACATATCTTGGGCAGAACTGGGATAACATGTCTGGTTCACAGCAGTTGAAGGTTGCAACTGCAATCTGTAAAGCAATCAATCCTAAATGTGGATTTGTGTTATTAGATAAATTGGAACAGATGGACATGAAGACATTAAATGAATTTGGTTCATGGCTGGAGAAGGAAGGATTACAGGCAATTGCCACAAGAGTATCTCAAGGTGATGAGTGTTCTGTAATCATCGAGGATGGATACATCAAGAAAGAAGAACCAGCTGAACATAAATGGGAAGGAGTGAAATGGTAATGGATTTTGAAATTACAAAAGGGACAGTCCAGAAACCTTATAAAGTAGTTGTATATGGTCCTGAGGGAATTGGTAAGTCAACCTTTGCTTCTCATTTCCCTGACCCTTTATTTATCGATACAGAAGGATCTACTAGATCATTGGATATCAAGAGACTTCCTAAACCGACATCCTATGAAATGCTTAAACAGGAAATTGATTACATCATTGAGAAGAATACATCTATCTGCAGAACACTAGTCATTGATTCGATTGACTGGGGTGAAGCTCTTATCGTTCAGCATATATGCGATAAGTATCAGAAGAAAGGCATTGAAGATTTCGGATATGGAAACGGTTATGTCTACACAAAGGAAGAGTTCGGAAGACTTCTTAACAGATTAGAAGATGTAATTGAAAAAGGTGTGAATGTTGTTCTTACAGCACATGCGCAGATCAGAAAATTTGAAAAACCAGATGAAAGCGGTGCTTTTGACAGATATGAATTAAAACTGGGGAAGAAGACTGCTTCACAGACTGCACCTCTTGTAAAGGAGTGGGCAGATATGGTTCTTTTCGCAAACTATCAGACATTCGTGACAAAAGACGAAAAGGGAAAGACAAAAGTATCAGGAAACAGAAGAGTGATGTACACAGTGCATAATGCTTGCTGGGACGCTAAGAACAGAGACGGTCTCCCAGAAATGTGCGATTTTGATTATCAGGTAATCAAACCACTTATTGAAAAAGCAATCGCTGAACCTATAGATAATACATCAAAAGAGGAACCAACAGCTGAACCTATCGGAGCAGAAACATACTCACCTTCTGTAAGTGCTATTGATTTTGAATCAGATGAATATAAGAAGCTTCCTTCTCAGCTTGTGGATCTTATGAAGCAGAATGAAATAAGCATTGAAAGAATGATGGATGCAGTATTTGCTAAAGGAATCTTTCCAAAAGATACACCTATCGAAAACATACCTAGCGATTTCTGGTCATATCTTATCAGTACATGGAATGAATTCCTAGGTGCACTAGTGGAAAATGAAATGCAATTTTAAATAAAAGGAGATTATAAATATGGATTATCAGAATAATTATCAGAACAATCAGAATGATGGAGCAATGGGATGGGATGAAGAAATTGTAAAGGACAGTGAATTTGTCACACTTCCAGAAGGAATCTATGATTTCATCATCAAGAAGCCTTTTGAAAGACAGAAGACTTCCGGACAGGGAAAGCTTCCGGTATGCAACAAGGCAGTTATTACATTAACTATCAATTATGAAGGCAAGGAAGTTGACGTATCAACTAATTTAATTTTACACAGAAGTCTTGAATGGAAGATTTCTCAGTTCTTCGAAGCAATCGGTCTTAAAAGAAGAGGAGAACCATGCAGAATGGCATGGAATGAAATCATTGGAAAAACAGGAAAAGTCAAGATTGCACCAAGAGAATATAACGGCAATACATACAATGATGTAAAAGAGTTTATCGTTCCTTCTTTAGATAACGTTCAGTCTCAGCCAAATGTTCAGCAGCAGTGGGGAAACTGGAATAAATAATGCAGCTGAGAAAATATCAGCAGGAAGCACACGATTCTATTTTCAATGAATGGGAAAAGAAAGGCATCAAGAAGACCCTTCTTGTTCTTCCTACTGGATGCGGCAAAACGATTGTATTTGCAAAAGTTGCAGAAGACTGCGTAAAAGAAGGAAACAAGGTCCTGATCATGGCACATAGAGGCGAACTACTCGAACAGGCTGCTGACAAAATCAAGAAAATGACAGGGCTAGAATGTTCTGTAGAAAAGGCAGAACAAACATGCATGGGTTCCTGGAACAGAATCGTTGTCGGAAGCGTTCAGACGCTTCAGGGAACAAAAAGATTATCTAAGTTCCCAAAGGATTATTTTGACACAATCATTATTGATGAAGCGCATCATGTGCTTTCATCAAGCTATCAGAAAGTACTTGATCACTTTGATGCAAGAGTACTTGGAGTAACTGCTACACCGGATAGAGGTGACAAGAAGAACCTAGGCAGATACTTTGAAACATTATCTTATGAATACACATTGCCAGAAGCAATCAAAGAAGGATATCTAGTGCCAATCAAAGCACTGACTATTCCTCTTGAATTAGATCTGAGCAGTGTATCAATGAGTGCTGGGGACTTCAAGGCAGGTGATGTCGGAAGTGCATTAGACCCTTATCTGATGGGTATTATCAATGAAATGAAAAAGTACTGCAAGGATAGAAAGACAGTTGTCTTTCTTCCTCTTGTAGCTACATCTAAAAAGTTTACAAAACTATTAAATGAAAATGGATTTAAAGCTGCAGAAGTAAACGGTTCATCAAAAGACAGAGAAGAAGTCACAAAAGATTTTGCAGAGAATAAATACAATGTTCTATGTAATTCGATGCTTCTTACCGAAGGTTGGGACTGTCCTGATGTTGACTGTGTAATTGTATTAAGACCAACTAAAGTGAGAAGTCTCTATTCTCAGATGGTTGGGAGAGGCACAAGATTGTCGCCTCAAACAGGCAAGAAAGATTTATTACTGCTTGATTTCCTTTGGCATAGCGAACGACATGAACTGTGTCACCCGGCTAATCTTATCTGTGAAAGTGAAGAAGTTGCTAAAAGAATGACAAAAAAGATGGAAGAGAAAGCTGGAGAAGAATTCGATATACAGGATGCTGAGGAAGAAGCCAAGAAAGACATTATCAAAGAAAGAGAAGAGGCACTGCAGAAACAGCTTGAAGAGATGAAGCACAAGAAAAGAAAGCTTGTTGATCCTATTCAATATGCAATGAGCATAGAAGCTGAAGATCTACAGGATTATGTTCCTTCCTTTGGATGGGAATGTACTCCTCCAACTGAAAAGCAATTAAAACTATTGGAAAGTGAAGGAATATTCTCTCAAGAAATTCCTAATGCTGGATATGCATCAAAACTTATTGAAAAACTCGATATGAGAAGAAAGGCACATCTTGCAACACCAAAGCAGATCAGACTTCTTGAAAGATATAATTTCGAGCATGTAGGGAACTGGCCATTTAAAGCTGCTTCTAGCATGATTTCAAGAATTGCATCCAACAATTGGAAATTGCCTGACGGACTGAATCCAAAAGAATATGTTCCACAATAATTTCTAGAAAGGAAGGACCGAAATGACAAAATATGATTTAAAAGAACTTCTTGAATATATAGATCCTTCCTCTCTTTCCTATCAGGAATGGTGCAATGTGGGAATGGCACTCAAGCATGAAGGATATAGTGCAGAGGAATGGGATTCATGGAGCAGTGCAGATTCCAGATACAAAAAAGGTGAATGCTTCACTAAATGGAATTCATTCAATGAAGAAGCTGGTGCCATTGTAACCGGCGGAACAATATTTGAATATGCTAAAAGAGGCGGATGGCATCCACCAGTCAAAGAAAAGTATAAAGATGGGGCAATCGATTGGGATGATGAAATAGGCAGTATCATTGATACTGATTCTGTCGATTCGATAGAACTACAAGAACCTTCTGATAATGACTGGCATCCATCAAATGAATTAATCAGATACCTATCTACACTATTCGAAACTGATGATTACGTAGGCTTTGTAATGCAGTCTATGGAGAATGATAAAGGAAAATATATTCCTGGTAATCGAGGAATATATAAGATGACTGCTGGAGAACTGATTGAAAAGCTTCATAAGTGTAATGATGATATCGGAGAGGTTCTTGGAGACTACAATCAGGAGGCAGGAGCATGGATCAGATTCAATCCTCTAAATGGTGAGGGTGTTAGAAATGCAGATATCGCATCATTCAAATATGCATTAGTAGAATCTGATTCTATCGATATCGGAAAACAGCTATCTATAATCCATCAGATTGAGCTTCCAGTTGCTGCAGTTGTATACAGTGGCTCTAAGTCAATACATGCAATCGTTAAAATAGAGGCTAATGATTCTAAAGAATATAAAGAACGTGTGGCATATCTTTACAAGATATGTGATAAGAACGGTCTTGAAGTTGATGGTCAGAACAAGAATCCTTCTCGTCTATCGAGAATGCCTGGTGTAATCAGAGGAGAACATAAGCAGTTCATCATTGAAACTAATACAGGTAAAGAATCATATGATGAATGGGTAGAATGGATTGAATCAATTGATGATGATCTTCCGGATGAGGAATGTCTTGCTGATTCATTAAAGAACATACCTGATTATGCAGAGGAACTTATTCCAGGGATATTAAGACAAGGGCATAAGATGCTTCTTGTCGGCCCTTCTAAGTCAGGTAAGTCATTTGCACTTATTGAATTATGTATAGCAATCACTGAAGGCACTGAATGGATTGGAAGAAAATGCAAGCAAGGAAATGTGCTTTATGTGAATTTCGAATTAGACAGGCCTTCATGCCTTCACAGATTCGAGGATGTCTATAATTCACTTGGAATACCCGAAGGCAAAAGACATTCAAAAAATCTGTACACATGGAATCTGAGAGGTAAAACATTAACACTAGATAAGCTAGTTCCAAAACTTATCAGAAGAGCAAAGAAAAGAAACTACAGAGCGGTAGTGATAGATCCTATTTACAAGGTAATAACAGGTGATGAAAACAGTGCCTCAGAAATGGCTAACTTCTGCAACCAGTTTGACAAGATTGCTGAAGCAACAGGTGCATCTGTCATATATGCACATCATCATTCTAAAGGTGCGCAGGGTTCTAAGAAGTCAATGGACAGAGCTTCCGGCTCTGGAGTATTCGCAAGAGACCCTGATGCTTTATTAGATATGATAGAACTTGATATTCCTAAGGAAGTGAAAGACAGGTTCAGAAAAGAAGCAGAAGTGGAGACAATCAAGGCAGTGCTTGATAAAGCAGTACCTAACTGGAGAACATACATTTATAAAACGCTCAAGACAGATGAGAATGATCTAGAAGCAATGAATAACTACTGTGCAGAGATGCTTGATTTTGATCAGATGACTGAACTGGAGATTCTGAAAGAGAAGCAGCTATACAATGTCGATCATATGAGTGCTCTACAGATCAGCGGAACATTAAGAGAATTCGCTTCATTTGATCCTATCAATGTGTTCTTTAAATATCCTCTTCATTATCTTGATAACAATAATCTGCTTAAGGGCTGCAGTCCTGAAAGAAAGAATAAAAGTCCTAATGAAAAACGTATTGATTCAAAGAAAAAGCAGAAAGAGGAAAATATAGAACTATTCATTAATGCTTTTGAAAAAATAAATATTGATGGAAAGACAACAGTTAAAGCATTAGCTGAATCTGGATTAATGCTTGGAAAAACAGAAAGCGCATTAAGAAATTTTTTCAATAGAGCTATGAAAGATGGTTCTCTTGAAGGGTTCAAATATGCAAAGGGAACAATAGAAAAAATATAGTGTCCGCGTCCGCGTCCGAACATATATAAATATATGTATGGACGCATGGACGCTAAGAACATAGTTGCTGACTGCGTACGTATTAATATATGGGGAATTTGAGATTCCCCCATATATATACGTTACGCGTCATCATAGTGACTATGAATTTTGAAAGAACGAAGGTGAAAAAATGAGAATAACAATGGAACAACATCTTGAAGCTCTTCAGGATGCGGAAGAAAAATATAAAAAGCTAGAAGAAGAATATTCTTATTTGCAGGAGGAGCATGAAGACCTCAAACAGGAATATGCAGATTTCAGAATTAGAAATAATAAATATGTTTCTTCTTTGAAAAGCATCCTTGAAGAAACTATCAGGGAAGACAAGAAAATCAAAAGAGACTGCAAAATCATCATAGTACTATCATTTATTCTTGTAGTGCTTGTGATTGCGCTGTTTGCTCTTTAGGAGAAAGAAAAGGAATGTCTGAATGAGCAAGTATAATTCAAGAAAAACAACAGTTGATGGAATCACATTCGATTCCAAGAAAGAAGCCAGAAGGTATTTAGTACTTAAGAAAATGGAACAGGATGGAGAAATAAAGAATCTCCGTCTTCAGGTTCCTGTCGAGTTGGTACCATCTTTTGAAATTGTGGTTGATGGAAAGAAGAGAAAAAGAAGAGCAATGCGATACATCTGTGATTTTGTCTATGAAGTCAACGAAACAACAGTCTATGAAGATGTAAAAGGCAGAAAAACAGATGTTTATGCAATCAAGAAGAAATTGTTTGAATATAAGTTCAAAACAACCATAAAGGAGACTTAAGAATGAATGATTATTTAACTAAAAAAGTGGTCTACTTCACTTATCAGCAGTTTTTGAACGAACTGGAAGAATTAAAAAAGAAATATTACGTTATCGGCTACACTGTCAAGTCTCAAGAAAACGCTGCAGATGTTCAGCTAGTCGAAAAGTAAGCGAAAAGAGGCAGAGAAAAAATGGAAAAATTATATCTGGTAAAGTTAGGAAAATTATATGTAACTAATACATCAAGTGATTCAGTCAATTTAAAGGAAAGTGCAGAAAAGGCAAAAGTGTTCACTGATGAGTTAGAAGCCGAAACCTTAGCTAATGTTCTAGGCGCTCAGTTAATCACTTTTGTTTTGGAGGGTTAAAGAATGTTTAAAGAAATCGGAAGATTGGTGGAATTATTAAAATACCCACAAAGCATAATTTTAGGATTAGATAAGGTGGCACATATTAATAGTGATGATCTAACTCTCACTATTACATCAGAAGAGTGTGCTGAACTAATCCAATCTATTACAAAAGTAAAAAGATATGGATTTCATGATAAATATGAAGAAAATTTGCACGAAGAAGTGGCTGATGTGCTTATCTGTATTGCTGAGTTAGTATGCTTAGGCTACTTAGATATTGATAAAGTTAAAGATTATCAAAAGTTAAAAATCAATAGAGAAATAGAAAGAGCAATCCAGAAAGAAGAACTCAGAAAGGAGACTAAAAAACATGGAGCTAGTGAGTAGCAATAAGTTAGCAGCAGTCGCTAGCTTCTTGGCGGATGATGAAGTATTTGGAATAGCTCCATGTTCACATTTTAATATTTCTTTAAAAAGAGATAGGGTTAACGTTCCTTGTGATATTGGAGACTGTGAAGGCGACTGCCCATTTTATTCAAAAGAGAATTTCCTCAAGTGGATTAAAGAACCGAACAAAGAAAGGGAATTTGTGGACTTAAAAAAGCCAAAAATAGAAGATTTTAATAATGATTATTTTGAAGAGGAAAAAAGATATATAGAAGCATTAGAAAACTATTGCAATGATTTAGAAGATGTACTTGCAGACACTGAATATGATTTAGAATCTGAACAGTGTGAAAATAAAGCATTACTTAATAAGTTAGAAAAGATTAGAGGTGTTCTTGATGGAAAATATTAAACAAATAAATATCTATCTAGTAGATGGATCTAGATACGTAGTTATTCCTTCAGATGATAATTTAGCCAAATATGTAAAAGGTAATTTTTACGGAGGGTTTAACATTAGCATCTCAAAAAATGAAGCGAAATCAATTATTCATGAATGGGTGTTTAATGCTGAAAGACAACACAGCGGCAGAATTGATGATATTGGTATTACAGCAAGTAATATTATATCTATTGAATTTTTAGAACATAGGGAATGATTATATGGACAAAAAGAATTTAAAAGAAATTACATATTCGGGCGAGTTTGTGAACGAATTAGAAAGCAAGATAAAATATTTAAAAGAAGAAAATGCATTAATCAAACGTAGATATACTGTTTTAGAATGTCAAAATCATTATCTTGAGTTATATAAGGAAGCGTTAAACCTAGCAATCACAAACGCTATTATTGTTGGTGGCTATGATTTTTGGGAAAGAGCTGCAATAGGATATGGCGTGCAAGCATTTTATAACAAGTGCATTCATAGAAACGCACCAAATCTTAATAAAGGTATTGTGGAATTCTATCTTTCGCTAATAGCAAACGCAAAAGCACAAAAGAGTGAGGTAAAAGAAAATGTTAAACGCAGAAAAATATAAAGACAGAATTTTAGAAGTCGCAAGCGACGGCCATGATTTTTCAATAGACAAACGTAATTATGAAATTAAACCGTGTCGCGAAATCGAATGCTCAGAATGTTTATTTGAGTCTTTTGAAGAATGCAGTTGTTGTTGTAATACAACAAAATGGCTCTTATCAGAATACAAAGAGCCTATTAAGTTAACAAGATTTGAATATGAGATTCTGAAATGGTTAGAAAAAAAAGGCTATAAATACATTGTCAAAAATTTCAGTGGTTCTTTATTCATTTACACAGCTAAACCAAGAAAGCCAAGAACATCAAAATATTGTTGGTGTTCTGAAAGTGAGGACGTGTACTTAGGAAAATTTGAAGATTTATTTCAATTTATCAAATGGGAAAACTCAGAACCTACATCAATTCAAGATGTTTTAGATAAATGTGAGGTGGTTGAGAGTGATTTATAAAGAAATATTAGATATGGTATCAGATTCAGCATATAACAAATTCATTCACGGCCTTGATTATGACGGATTGAAAAGTACGATTGTCGAATGTGCAACCAAAATTTACATTGCACAAATGCAACTTGAAAAAGAGAAGCTGCAAGAAGAATATGATGATCTTTATGAAGGGCATGACAAACTTTCTTATGAATGGGCAAAGTTAAAGAAAGAAAATAGAGAACTTAACAAAAAATACAGTGAACTTCTTGAAGATTTTAACAGAATTAACAACGAACCTCTTCTAAGAAAAATGACTATTGCTGAACTGAAGGAAAGGGGATTTTTAAGAAATGAGAGTAAATGAAGTGTTAGCAAGAGTCGATGAAGATGAACTCTTTGACATTAGATGTAAAAGTTGGAATTTTTGTATACAAGGAACAAAATGGGAAATCACTCATAGTGAAACATTCATGGATAACCATTTTGGAGATATGTTAGTAACTCATATTGAAGTAAATGATTCGCCAAGAGGACACGCAATCATGCTATTGGTTGATTAAGAAGGAGTTTATAAGATGATATTTGTGTTCATTACGTTCATGATCATTCTTTGGATGATTATGATGTCTGGTTAAAGGAGATTGGATATGATGATTTGGATTATAATGATAGCAGCAGTGCTTATTTGGATTTTGATGACTGCATAATTCTCGGAGGTGTATGAATGACTACAGAAGAAACTAAACAGTATTTGAAAAACTACAAGAACATGATGCATAGAATAGAATATATTGATAACAAGCTAATTAATGTAAAATCAATACCTTATGATGATTCTTCAGTAGGATCATACGCAGAGCCAAAAACAAATAACGATTACATCATGATGAAAGATAAGTATCTTAAAGAAATGAGCAGTATAAGAGCATCAGTTGAAAGCATAGAAGATATGACTCTAAGAGATGTGTTGTTCTATCGATACATAGAATGCTTAGAGATATATGACATTGCTGATATCATGGAATGTTCTAATACATCTGTATTTGCTTATCTGCGTGATGCGATTAAAGAACTTTCAATTATTCTTGATTAATTCTTATTAAACTGTATTAATCTGCATTAATCAGAAGCGCACAGCACTTAAAAAGGTGCTAGTATGGTATTAGACAGAAATATATATAAGAGGGCCGGACTAAACAGTTTGGTCCTTTTTCACATTAAGAATCATTAAGGAGAATAACAGATGAATGACATCAAGATAACACAGAAGCCTATTAAGATAACGCAGAAGCCTATTGCTGATCTAATTCCTTATAGTCGCAATCCTAGAAAGAATGATGAAGCCGTTCCCATGGTGATGAACAGCATCAAGGAGTTTGGCTTTAAAGTTCCTATAGTTGTTGATAAGAATAATATCATCGTATGCGGTCATACAAGGTTTAAAGCAGCGCTAAAGCTAGGACTTGAGACAGTTCCATGCATAGTAGCCGATGACCTCTCAGACGAGCAGATTAAGGCTTTTAGACTAGCAGATAACAAGGTATCAGAGAAAGCTGAATGGGATTTTGAAATCCTAAGCGGTGAACTTGATGACATTATCAATACAGACATGGATTCATTTGGGTTTGAGTCAATTGATTTTGAAGAATATGAAGATTATGAAGACTATGAGCATGAAGAAAATCAACAGGAAACGCAAAGAAGAGTTGAAAACATAGTTAATCTAGAGTATGGGCAGTTTGATGGCGAAGGAAAGTATGACATTCCTAAGCTGGAGCCTGTTACAGAACTGCCACCAATTTCCGAATGGATAGGATTCAATTATGTATTATCTGACAATGATCCAACAGGCAAGGCAGTTCACTTCTTCATTGATGACTATCAATTTGAAAGAATTTGGAATAATCCACAGCAGTATGTTGAAAAGTTAAGACAGTATGTCTGTGTCGCAACTCCTGACTTCTCGCCTTATGGGGATATGCCACTTGCTACACAGATTTTCAACATCTATAGAAAAGCCTGGGTTGGTGCATTTTTGCAATCACAAGGTATAACAGTTATTCCGACAGTAAGAGCAAGTACAGACCCAAGAAGCATGGAGTTCTATCTGGACGGCATTCCTAAGAATAGCATTGTGCTAATTAGCAACATGTGGACAAAAGACAAAGAGGCTAGAAAGTACTTTATTGAACATGAATATAAAAACATGATTGATAAGCTGCATCCTAGTAAAATACTTGTTTATGGCAAATATATGGACGAATTAAAAGATGATGATGTGGAATACATAGAAACGTTTTCACAAGGAAGGTGGGGAAAATAATATGGCAAAAGGTTCAAGAGGCGGAAAAAGAGCAAAAAGAGCTTCTAACGCTAAATACAATGGTTTTAGCGTTACTGACCAAAATGGAAGAACAAGCCACTATAAGGTTATTAACGGAAAAGTTCTGCCGGCTGTAGAAGCGGATGGTATTCATAATATGTTAAAAGGTGTGGTCTCTAAAGACCCTGCACAGGTATTATATGATAAGGTCGGAAGCGTCGATGCCGTTATCAAACGTGTAAATAAAATTGGAAAAGGTAAAGCTTCTGTTCTATCTGATAAAGCTATCGACAAAATGAATGCTGACTATCGAAAAAAGCGTAAAGAATTCAATGAAAGCATGAGTGTAAGAAGCAGTAAAAAAGGTGTAAATAGACATAGGTTATATTGGAGTGCAATGTAACGTTTAATGAGAGGGGGTGATAGTAATGGCAAAAAATGAGTTCGCAAACATGACACCAGAAGAAAGAAGAGAGAACGGCCGAAAAGGCGGAATAGCATCAGGTAAAGCGAAAAGAGAAAAGAGAGCCATTAAAGAAACCCTTGAACAATTATTGTCTATGCCTCTTAGAAATGGAAAGAAAGCCGATATTGAACGTATTAAGAGCATTGCAGCAATCAAAGGAAAAAACATCACTATGCAAGAGGCTATTGCCATATCTATGCTAAATAAAGCTGCTAAAGGAGATGTTCGAGCTGCCGAATATGTACGTGATACCATCGGACAAAAGCCGGACAATAACATGAATGTTGAAATGAGCGTTCCTGTCGTTTTCTATGGAGAGGATGACCTTGAATAATGAATTAAATGGCTTATATCTTCCTGACATAATCGGAAAAGGGTACAAGGATTTTTGGCATTATAAAGGCAGATATAGAGTCTGCAAAGGGTCACGAGGTTCTAAGAAATCAAAAACCACTGCTTTATGGTACATATATAACTTGATGAAATATCCTGATTCCAATCTATTAGTGATTAGAAAAGTAGGAAGAACATTAAAAGATTCTTGCTATGCGGACTTAAAATGGGCCTGTCACAGGCTTGGAGTTGATAAGTATTGGAATTTTACTTTATCTCCTCTAGAGGCTACGTACATGCCTACAGGACAAAAAATCTATTTTCGTGGTCTTGACGATGCTTTTAAGATTACATCTATTGCGGTTGATAGAGGTTATTTATGCTGGATGTGGATTGAAGAAGCGTACGAAGTAATGAAAGAGACCGATTTCGACACTTTGGACGAATCAATAAGAGGTGCAACTCCAGCACCGCTTTTTAAGCAGATAACAATTACTTTTAACCCATGGAATGAGCGTCATTGGCTAAAGAAAAGGTTTTTTGATACTAAAGATGACGACATACTAGCATTGACTACTAATTATTTATGCAACGAGTGGCTTGATGCTTCTGATAAACGTTTATTTGAAAGAATGAAAGTTAACAATCCTCGTCGTTATCAAGTGGCAGGATTAGGGAATTGGGGTATTGTTGAAGGTCTTATTTATGAGAATTGGAGAGAAGAAGATTTTACTATGATCACTGCAAGAGAGGCACGCGATGGCAAGGTTGGAATAATTAAAGATAAATTGAAAATGGCTGTAGGGTTAGACTTTGGTTACACAAATGACCCAACGGCTTTTTTCTTGGCTTTTTTAGACTTAGAAAATAAGAAGTTATATGTATATGATGAATTCTATGAAAAAGGCCTCACAAACAGAGCAATAGCCGACAGGATAATAGATTTAGGATACAGAAAAGAAAAGATAACTGCAGACTCTGCAGAGCCTAAGTCTATAGCAGAATTGAAAGGGTATGGCTTAAAACGTATTGAAGGCGCCAAGAAAGGAAAAGACAGTATCAATAACGGCATTCAATGGATACAGGATTTAGAAATCATTATTCATCCTCGCTGTGTGAATTTCATAACTGAAATATCCAATTACACGTGGGATACTGATAAATTTGGAACACGTTTAAATGTTCCTATTGATGACTTTAACCATCTGATGGATGCAATGCGATATGCATTAGAAAGATATATCACTAAACCAGATTGGCTAATCTAAAGAAAGAGGTGAGTGCATGCTGACAACTGAAGAAATTAATTTTTTTATAAATTTGGACAAGGGTTCAAAGATTAAAAGGTATGCAAGAAAAGGAAGAGATTACTATAAAGCAAATCATGATATTAAACATTACAGAATGTTCTATTATGATTCAGATGGAAACCTTGTCGAGGATACCACTAGAAGCAACACAAAAATAGCGCATACATTCTTTCATGAATTAGTAGATCAAGAAGTACAGTATATGCTATCTAATGACGAGGGCTTTGTTAAATCTGATGACCCCGAACTCCAGAATAAATTAGATGATTATTTCAACTATAACGAGAATTTCATTGCTGAAATACACAAGCTTCTGACAGGATGTGTTTCAAAAGGATTCGAATACATGTACGCATACAGGAACGAAGATGATGAATTATCTTTCATGTGTGCTGATTCGTTGGGAGTTGTAGAAGTAAGAGATAAAGATACAGATGACGGATGTTCATATGTTATCTATTGGTACATTGATAAGATTGTTAAAGAAGATAAGAAAATAAAGAAAATTCAAGTATGGAGTGCTAATGATGTAACGTATTACGTTCAGGAAGATGATGGAAAAATCATTTTAGATCCTGGAGAGTCTATCAATCCAAGATACCACGCACTCTATAAAAAGAAGAGTGATAACAATATCTATGGAAAAAGTTTTGGATACATTCCATTCTTCAGGTTAGATAATAATGAAGACCAAAGAAGCGGTCTTTATATCATTAAAGACTTGATAGATGATTATGATTTGATGGCATCCAGCCTTTCTAACAATTTAATTGATTTCGACCATCCTTTATATGCTGTCAGTGGTTTTGAAGGGGATAACCTGGAAGAACTGCAGCAGAATATAAAAACTAAAAAAATGATTGGTGTTGGTGAGGGTGGAAACGTTGAAATCAAGACCATTGATATTCCTTTCCAAGCAAGACAGGCAAAATTGGATCTTGATGAAAAGAATATCTATAGGTTTGGTATGGGGCTGAACTCGTCTGGATTAAAAGACACGAATGCAACCACGAATATAGCAATTAAGGCTCTTTATTCATTGCTAGATTTAAAATGTTCTAAGTTAGAAATTAAATTAAAGCAGTTTATGCGAAAAATCCTCAAGGCAGTTTTAAAAGATATCAATGAACGTGAAGGGACAGATTATCAATCTAAACAGGTATACTTTAAGTTCATTCATAAAATCATGTCTAATGAGCAGGAACTAGCACAAACTAAATTGATTGAAGCACAAGCTAAGGAGACTTTTATTAACATCATGATCACTCTTTTTGACTATCTTCCTAGTGAAACAATTATTAAAGAAATATGTGCTTATTTGGACATTGATTATGAAGAAATCAAAGATAAACTCCCAAAGCCAAAAGAAGCGTACGAGCAAGTAGATGATGTGACCGATACGTTAAACAAGACGGTGCCAGATGAATAAGCGACAGCTAGAAGTTGAAAAAGCCAAACTGCGAGAAGAGAAGAAGCTTCTGAAGGAATTAAAAAAGATATATGAAGATGCAGCTAAAGAAGTAGAGCAGAAGATAAGGATTTCAAACGGTAAGATTGATTTACTCCTTTCTGTATTTGATGAATTAGATGATAAGCAGAAATCATTGCTTCAATCTCAGATATATCAGAAGAAATTTCAAGAAAATCTCAAAAAGCAGTTAGATGAACTGATTGGGAATTTAAACGCTGATTCTTATGACAGTATTACAAGATATCTAACAGATTCCTATTACACAGGATATATCGGAACTATGTACGATATTCAAGGCCAAGGCATACCGCTAATTACTCCTATCAATGAGAAGCAAGTCACAAGGGCTATGACATTAAATACTAAATTGAGTGTACCACTGTATACTAGAATGGGTATTGATGTTGGGGTCCTCAAAAAGCAGATTGCAAAGCATATCTCAAGGGGCATAGCCACATCTTCATCATATGCGCATATTGCTAGAAACATAGATGGAGCGTCTAATACTGGTTTTAATAAGGCAATGAGGATTGCTAGAACAGAAGGACATAGAATCCAGGTTCTTAGTGCCAATGACGCACAGCATGCAGCAAAGGCTAAAGGCTGTGAAGTAGTCAAGCAGTGGGATGCTACACTTGACGGAAGAACTAGACCACTTCATAGAGTTCTTGATGGGAAGCTTGCAGAAATAGACGAGCCTTTTGTGGTAGATGATATGGAAGTCATGTATCCCGGAGGCTTTGGGATTGCTTCACAGGATGTAAACTGCAGATGTGCACTCCTTCAACGTGCTAGGTGGGCTTTAGATGCTGATGAACTCAAGACGCTGAAAGAAAGAGCTGAGTATTATGGCTTAGACAAAACTAGTGACTTTGATGAATTTAGGCAGAAATACTATAAAATTGAAGATTTTATGAAAGAACAATCTGAATTTTGTGATAAATATGGATTATCTACTGATGAACGATACGCAATAAATGCTTACGTTAGTTCTTTGGCATATACAATAAATGATTGTTTGAGAAATGACTTGGAAATGCAGAAAAACGAGAAAAAAATAGTATCTGATTTAAGAAGTGCATTAAATAAAATTCCTGATTATACAAAAGAGGTAACGCGCTCAATTATTTTTTATACGAATAAGGAATTAGAAGATTTTATTAAAGATTATAAAGAGAATAAAACTATCACTATAAAGTCTTTTGTTTCTACAACTAGAGTAGGCATTTATAATCCGGAGGCACAGGTACAGATTTTTTTCAAGAATGTAAAACATGCAAAAGATATATCACTTTTTAACTTTAAAGAAAAAGAAGTTTTATATTCAACGGATGTAGAATTTGATATACTGAGAGATTGACGGCAAATATTATATTATTTTGTCAGAAAAAGAAAGGTGATATCTATGAATGAAGAACTTGAAAAAGGCATTTTAAAAGGAACGATAACCGGAGAATTTGAAATGACCGAAGAAATGAGGCGAGACACGGAAAAGTTTATAGATGACCAGTTTCATAAATATGGCATTTTAAAAGAAAATGAGTCAGTAAGTAAAGATTTCATTACAGATCCTTTAACAGGAATAGGCTATTACAAAAAGGAATTCAATAGAAGGTATAAAGACAGAGTGAATTTGCTTCTTCGTGAAGATTCTATTTATCGAAAAACACTCATTGAACAAATGAAAAAAGCAAAAGAAGGTAAAAAAGATATTTAAACGGTTCCCCAGAGCCGTTTTTATTTTACCCTGAAAGGAGGTATTTAATGTCTGAAGGACTGCGACCACACAGGCATTGTTATTTTGAAGTAGAATCAAGAAGATACTTCGATAAAAACAGAGGCTGTGCAATCAGAAAAACGCATTATGAGTGCATGATATGCGGTCATGAGTTCTATGAAACAGTAGAACTTTCTCATGATCCACCGCAATACAAGAATAAAAACAATGTATTAAACAGAAATAGAAACAGAGGCTAGACGTAGGCTCTTTTTATTTTGCCCTGAACATGGCATTTAAAAGGTTTATAAAATTCATCCAGCATGATGTTAAAAAGGCGGACTTACACTGGCAGACACCAGATATAAAAACATAGTAAGTAATAGGAGTTATGATATGGATTTTTTAAAAGAGATTTTAGGTGAAACACTTTTTGAACAGGTTTTCAAAGCAATTAATGAATATAACGGTAATGAAGCCAACAAAGATAAACAAGTCAAAATTGGGAATCTTGCAAACGGTGAGTACGTTGGAAAAGGTAAATATGATGCACTACAAAAAGAATTTGATTCAAGAGGGACAGAATTATTAAATGCTAATAATCTTATCGAAGACCTCAAAAAAACAGGCAAAAATGATAAAGCAATGCAAACTAAAATCGGTGAATATGAAACGGCTGTTGAAAATCTGAAGAAACAGTTAGATGAAGCAAAATTAAAGAGCGCAGTAAAAGTTGCTTTAATGTCTGAAAAGGCAGTTGATGTTGATTATTTAACTTATAAATTAAATGAAAAATTGAAAGAAAAGGGCGAAAGCTTAGAACTTGATGAAAATGAAAATATCAAAGGTTGGGAAAACACAGTGTCAGCATTAAAGACACAGTTTCCAAATATGTTTGAAAATGCTTCAAATGATAATGGAGACGGTTATCAAAGAGTTGGTAATGGGCAGTTAGATCATGGAAAAAATGATGGTTCATATACTAGAAAAGACATTTTAAAAATGCCTTATTCTGAAAGATTGAAAGTATTCAACGAAGAACCTGAAGCATATCAAGAAGCAATGAACACAAAATAAAAAAAGTAAAAGGAGATAAAAAAATATGCCAACAGTTACAACAATGAAAGACGTAATCAATCCTCAAGTTATGGGAGATATGATTGAAGCGAAAATTGATGCATTAGCTAAATTAACACCTTATGCGAAAGTTGATACTACCTTAGAAGGTACAGCGGGCGATACCAAGACAGTACCATCATGGAAGTATATTGGAGATGCAGAAGACTTTGATGTTGAAGAAGCATCAAAAACAGATAGCGAAATCAAGACAACAAATCTATCAGCTACTAGCAATACATTCACAATTAAATGTGCTGCTAAATCAGTTGGAATTCTACAGACAGTTATCAACTCAGGATTAGGAAATCCAATCGGACAGGCTGAAACACAGTTAGCGAAAGCAATCATGGGCAAAGTTGATAATGACTTAGTTGATGCAGGATATACTACTAAGAACATTTACAGTCCATCTACACTAGCGGCTATCTCATACAACGGCATTGTAGATGCGGACGCTATCTTTGAAGATGAAGAAGACGGTATTGAAAAAGTATTATTTATTCATCCTTTACAGCATTCAACTTTAATGAAAGATGAAGATTTTAAGTCAGCAGATAAATTCGGCCAGTCTGTGTTAGTAAAAGGTGCTGTCGGAAAAATTGGAGATTGCTGGGTCAAGAAGTCTAAAAAGATTAAATACATTGAATATGAAAAAGCGGATGATGGAACAATTACTATTGTAGAAGATGGAACAGCAGAGTCAGCAACCGCAAAGCACTTAAAGACTGTACAAAAAGGTTGTAAAGATGTTCTGAAGATTGGCGATAAAGTAAACGCACTTGATGCGAAAGATAAGTATTATTTAGATCTTTTATTAAAAATGGAACCTGACTCAGCAGAAACTGAATACACAGAAGAAGAGCTACCAGCATTAACAATTTTCTTAAAGAAAGACACTCAGGTAGATCATGAATGGTTCCCAAAAAAACAGAAACACGACATTACTGCTACTAAATATTATGGAGTTGCAGTTACAAATGAAGCAAAGGTTTTACTGGCTAAATTCAAAAAATAAGAAAAGAGGTGATTTTCTATGATCATGACAATTGAAGAGTTCAGGCTTTTGAATGATACAGATGAATCTGATGGAATCATCAAGATGAAATTAGAAGCCTTAGAGTTGATGATTAGAAAATACACTAATAATAATTTCCAGATGCGCAATTTTAGAACGACCGCCAATATTTCAGACGGTCGTTTTTCTTTTAATGGTCCTCAATTTTTTAAGGTTGGTGACACTGTACAGGTATCTAATTCATCCTTTAATGATGCTTTATATACTGTGACAGAAGCAAATGAGCATGACTTTGTGGTTGACAAGCCTGTCAATAATGAGGCTCGTGTCTTATGTACCAAAGTTGAATATCCTGCCGACATTAAAATGGGGGTTATCAACCTCATGAAATGGGATAAAGAGAATAGAAGCAAGGTCGGAGTACAGTCAGAAACAATTTCTAGACACTCTGTGACCTACTTTAACATGGATGGGGATAATTCCTCTCTTGGCTATCCAAAGTCTCTCACAGGTTTTCTAAAGCCTTATATGAAAGCGAGATTCTAAGTATGATAGGTGGAAACATTACAGCAGTTCTTCAAAAGTGCATCTATTCTTTCAACGATATTGGTGAGCCTATTGAGGATTATGCGGAATCAATCTCTTTGTTTGGCTTCTTAGATCTATCAAGCGGTGATAGCCATTACACTAACTTTAACGCAAAGGTACAGGAATCAACTCATATCTTCATCTGTGATTATAAGGACTTAAAAGGCTATAAGGCTGATAACTCAAGACTGATTGTAAATGGTGAAGTCTATGATGTAACTCTCATTGATGATCCTATGAATTTACATCAACACTTAGAGATATATCTACAGTACAAAGGAGCACAAGATGAGCGTACAGTTTGAAGATAACTCAATGTTTATAATCGACGAAATTGAGAATGCAGCTTTGAAGTTTCTTGAAGAAGCGAGCGGAGAACTTGAGTCGCAAGTTAAAAGAAATACTAGAGTTGATACTGGTCAGTTAAAAAACTCGTGGGAGCATGTAGTAGACGCTGACAATATGATTGGTATTGTTGGATCAGCAGAAGAAAATGCTATATGGGAAGAGTTCGGAACAGGTGAGTATGCTCTTAAAGGAAATGGTCGTAAAACCAAATGGAAGTATAAGCATCCTAAATACGGATGGGTTACCACTACAGGAAAAGCACCATCTAGAGCACTCGAGAAAGCCAAGAACTCCTCTAAGAAGAAGATTCAAGCAAGAGCCGAGGAAATCTTTGGAGATATTGGAAAATGACAACAGAGGGCTTGAATTTTATCTCTAGCATTTTAAAACCACTTGTGAACTATCATTTTCTTTATTACAAGACCGATAAGGTCGAATATCCTTACTGGGTTGGCGAGTACTTAGAAAGTGAATACAGTGCAGAGACCAATTATCAGGAAACCACCTTTATTCTTACAGGTGTAACAAGAGGCAGTTATTTAGAACTAGAAAAGCAAAAGGAAATTATTAAAAAGGCTCTCAAGGATAAGAGAGCCATCTTACCGAGCGGAACAGGCATAGCAGTACATTATGACTATTCAATGCCGATTCGTGTAGACGATATAGAATTGCAGAAAATACAGATTAATTTAACTATTCAGGAATGGGAGGTATAAATATATGGCGAATGAAATCATTCCTTCAAGTGGGATTACAGCCAAAACACCTGAAAACATTATGTTAGGTGCTGGAACTATTCATAAAGGCTTGAAATATGATGGTGGTAAATGGAACTTTGTAGAATCATTATTTTGTGCTACATCAGGCGGTGGTTCAGTAAGTTTTACTCCTGAACTATTAGACTTAGATATTGATGGAGCAACAGTCAAATTCGTTGGTGGCACTCTAAAAGTGGGAGAAAGCGCCAAGATGAAATTTAAAATGGCAGAAATCACTCCTGATTTTATCAAAAAGTCTATCTTTGCTAAAGAAGCGGAAAACAGCACGGCAACAGGATATACAGAATTAGTGTCTAAGCCACAGATTGAGACAGGTGACTATTACGAAAATCTAGCGTATGTTGGAAAGAAGATTGATGGAACTCCAATCATTGTTATTTTTGATAAGGCACTATGCACATCAGGACTTTCTGTTGAAGGCGAAAATAAAAAGATGGTAGTACCTGAAGCAGAATTTGAATGCTATGCGGAATTAGAACAGGCTGATAAGAATGTACTACCTTATCACATCTATTACCCTAGCGCCGTAGCTGCATAACTAAATTAAGAATTGAAAGGAGTTATTTATGGAATATAAATTAAGAAAACTAAAAGCAACAGATGCATTTTTAATCATTAAACTAATTAATAAGTTTGGCATTATGGAATTCAAAAAATGCTTTAATGCAATCGAGATTGCTAAACTAGCAGAAAATAAGGAAGGACTATCAAAAGAGGAACTAACTGAAAAAGTTGGTTTCAATATCATTCTTTCTTGCTGTGCGGTTATTTTTGAAAACATCGGAAAGTGTGAAAATGAAGTTTTTGAATTCTTATCAGCTGTAAGTAATCTAAATAGAAAACAGGTTGAATGCTTATCACTTGCAGAACTTGCACAGATGATTATTGAAATCTTTCAAAAAGATGAATTCAAAGATTTTTACAAGGTTGTTTCTGGATTGCTGAAATAGGAGAAGTCGGCTTCATGGATTTGGTTTATAAGAGATATTCGAACCCCATGGAGTTGATTGATAACATGATCTCTTTTTCTAATTTTTCAGAGTTCATTTTGGAGCTTGCTGACAATGTGTCAGACGAGAAGTTATACGACATTTGGAAATCAAAAGTATATGATAAGTCATACACTGACTTTAAGAACGAAATGATGGCTAAGTGGAAGAAAAATACAGGAATTGAAACATCTGAAACAATGACAGATGAAGAGATGGAAACAACTATAAATGACTCCTATGAAATTCTTAACAATTTTAATCCTAATCTTTAAGAAAAAAGAGAGGGGGAAATAAATGTTAGAATTATTTAAACTCTTTGGTATTATCGGACTGAAAGGCGTTGATAAGACAAAGAAAGATTTAAAAGACACTACTAACACAGCAAAAGAAGAATCTAGCAAACTAGAAAAGCACGTTAGCAAAATAGGAGAACTCGCTCCTAAGATTGGAAAATTAGCAGTTAAGGGAGTTGCTGCAGCAGGTGCTGCAATAGGTACTATTACTAAGTTCGCTGTATCTTCTTATTCGGAGTATGAGCAGTTAGCTGGTGGTGTCGAAACCTTATTTGGTGCTCAGGGCATGAGCCTAAAGAAGTACGCTAAATCAATCGGCGAGACTGTCGGACAAGCGAAAGGAAAATATGATCAGTTAATACAGGCGCAGACAGAAGTCATGAATAATGCGAAAATTGCATATAAGACAGCTGGAATGAGTGCGAATGATTATATGAACACCATTACTTCTTTTGCTGCAGCATTAAAGCAATCAACAGCCAATGAGACAGAAGCGGCTAAGGTTGCTAATATGGCTGTTATTGATATGGCTGATAATGCGAATAAGATGGGTACCAACATGGAAGATATCCAAAACGCTTATCAGGGGTTCTCAAAGCAGAACTACACAATGTTGGATTAACAAAATAGTTCAACTAAAACCTCGTGAAAACGGTGGAACTCTTAGAAAAGACAATACCGTGCCAAGACTAGAAATAGTAAGGTGTAACGACTATCGAAAGCACATAATAAATGTTATGAAAGTGAGTAGAGTACAATCAAGTGATTGGAAGTGCGAGGGAACGATTATATCGTTCAAGAGATAGTCTACTCTTTATAGTGATATAAAGCAGTTCATAAGAGAACGATGTAAGATTAACGACCTTATGTGAATATAAAGGAACTTAAAATTAGGGTACGGCGGTACTAAGTCAGAAATGGAGCGACTTTTACAAGACGCTGAAAAACTGACAGGTATACATTATGATATTAATAATTTAAGTGATGTATACAAAGCAATTAACGCTATTCAAGGCAAACTCGGAATAACTGGTACTACTGGCGAAGAAGCGATGAAAACCATCGACGGTGCTATGAAGATGACTAAAGCGTCATGGGATAACCTTTTAACAGGTCTAGCAGACCCTAAACAGGCAGTCGGACCGCTTATTAGTGAATTTACTACCAGCTTAGGAACTCTCGCTAAAAACGTGACTCCAAAAATCAAGGAAGTATTTAATGCACTACCTAATGCACTAATACAGATAACTCCACAGTTGATGAATACGATTATTGATTTAGCACCATCATTAATCCTTGCAGCTATCAATTTAGTGGCTGGGCTAATCGGTGCGCTCCCAGGAATATTGGAACCGATTTTTTCAGAATTAACAGATATATTCAATAAGATTCCTCAATTCTTGAAAGGAAATGCGAATATAGTAGATGGTTTCCTAAAATCTATTGACAGTGGGAAGCCTTCAATAGCTGCAAAAGGAATAGAGATGATAACGGCGCTTATTAACGCTATTATAAATAGTCTTCCTATTATTATTCAGATAGGTGCGAAAATAATAGACAGTTTAGGAAGTTCTATATCTTCAAATATGCCTTCGTTCTTGTCGAGATTTCTTGATATTCTAATTCAGCTATCACAGATGATATTAACTAATCTTCCCATCTTAGTAGGTGTCGGAATGAAATTAATCTTTTCTTTAGTTCAAGGGTTAATGAGTTCACTTCCTACATTAATATCTAAAGTGCCTACTATCATAGCGAACCTAGCAGATGCATTTTCTAACAGTGCTCAGACTATTTTTGTGTGGGGAATTAAGATTATTGCGGAAATCATTAAAGGATTAGTAATGGCAATTCCTTCATTAATCGCAAATATCCCTAAAATTATCTATGCCATTTTTGCAGTATGGAATGCAATAAATTGGTGGAACTTAGGAAAAGGCCTTATTAGTGGAATCGCTAAAGGTATCAGTGGTATGGGTGGCTCGCTTGTCAACACGACAAAGAACCTATTTAACAGTCTAAAAAGTCATGTATCAAGCATTTTCAACAACATCAAGAATGTAATTCAAAGTCCTATTTTTAGCGCTAAGACTAAGGTTTTAGCAATCATAGGAGAGTTGCAGAATGGTGTTAGAGTAGGCTTTAACTTTATTAAGTCACATGCCTCAAGTGTTTGGAACAGCATAAAGAACGCTATCATGTCACCAATGAGTGCTGCTGCTAATTTTGTGAAAGCCATCATAAGCAAAATTAAAGGATTCTTTAATTTTAAAATCTCATGGCCTCATATTCCGTTACCTCATTTTAATATCAAACCTAACGGCTGGAACGTTGGGGATTTATTAAAAGGGAAAATCCCATCACTAGGCATTAAATGGTACGCTCAGGCAATGGACAATCCAATGATCTTGGATGCTCCAACTATTTTTGGAATGTCAAATGGTCAGATGCTTGGCGCTGGAGAAGCAGGAGCGGAAGTTGTGGCTGGAAGAGATACATTAATGAAGATGATTAATCAGGCATCTAACAATAGGGCTGATGAAATCCTAGACGCATTGCATAGAATCATCGCTTTATTATCTGACGAAGATAGAATGCACGATATTATCGTAAAAGCTTTAAATGATGGCTCTTTCGTTGTTATGTTAGATGGCAGAGAAGTAGGAAGGATTGTGAGAAAATATGCTGGATAAAATTAAACATACAAATTCAAACAATGAAACACTAGACTTTACTTCTCTTGGTATCTTTGCGAATTATAGTGATTTACGTGATTTTGAGTGGAGCGTTAAAACGAATAACAATAGGATTACAGGATTTTATAAAGGGGTTGTCACTAAGACAATTCCTTTTGTTTTCCTTGTTGATCAGCAGAAAGCCAATGAGATTAAAAACCAATTTTATGAGCATTTTGAAATAGACATACTTAAAAAAGAAAAAGGATATTTCGAAATAAACGGTTATAAATATTATTGCTATGCTATCAAGTCCACTAAAAGTAAATATCTAATTGATAAGAGACTCTTATATTTAAGTGTTGAAATCACTACAGACGACTCTTATTGGATTAAAGAGACAACCTACACCGCTGACTTCACTTCCAGCAGTTCGAGAACAGTCACTAAATATCCTTTCACATATCCTTTTACGTATTCAGTCCCAAAAACAGTAAATGTTGTAAATAATTCATTTACTGATACGGACATGATTATGCGAATCTATGGAAGATGTACGAATCCTATCATCAATATCAGTGACAACACTTATCAGTTATACGTGACTTTAAATAATGAAGAATATGCAGAGATTGACACATTCAAGAAGACTATTACAAAGTAT